TCACTAAGCTAGTGCCTGGCTCTTTTCTGATAGGCTTAAAGATTCCCAAGATGGTTCTTAATGCATCCCAGTTTTTATCAAATCTTGTTACAAAATCAATTTCTCTCGCTTTGAGAGCGCTATCTGTGTTTAACACAGTGCTAGTAGTTACTCCTGCCATTGTCTACTCCTTTCAAAATCCGAAAAGTTCGTGATTTTCCGCAATCGCTTTCTGACGTTCGCCCGCATCTTTAATTTCCATGATTTCTTCCTTGGTCATTTTCCCCGGTTCTCCTCCCGGTGGGTTTGATACATTAGCGCCTTGAGTCGTTTCGGTTGTAATATAGTCGGCATACGCTTCTTTGATGCCTTTTTCTACTTCTGCTGCATTCTCAAATTTGCCGTCAGTTCCGATTTTTAAATTATCAATAGTCTCTTTTGATGCTTTTAATGCAAGGTTAATTACTTTACTGGACACGCCGGACTCCTCAAGCATCTTCTTATACGCGGCTTCTTTCGCGCTGTAGGACGCTTTCTTGTCCTGTTCGGCTTTGTAGCTCTCAAAACCTGCGTGTTCTTTCTCATACTTGCCTTTCCAATCTTCCTTTTCGTAGTCCTCCAATTTCTTCTGAAGGTCTGGGACTTTCTCTGCGTCCTCTTTGTATTTAGTGATCTCGCCTTTTAAACCTGTAACGGTTGCAGAGTGCTCCTCGATAATCGCGGAAACCTGTTCATCTGTAAGTGTCATGCTCTTTAAAAAAGCTCTTGTTAATGCCATTTGATTGCTCCTTTTCTTCGAGGGATTTCTTTCCCTAAATGACTATATGTAAATCGCAGTACTTCGCGATTACTTTCTAAATGTTTTTGCGGCTTTAAGGGATTTCGCCCCAAATTTGCCGTCAATTTTTAATTTACATTTCGACTGAAAAATGCTAACTGCATCTTCTGTCTTTTCTCCATATTTGCCGTCAGTTTCTAATTTCGAGTCGATAGCCCAGTTTAAAAACTTCTGTAATTTTTCAATTTCCCCTCTTGCGCCTTCTAGCACTGTGATACCGTCTAAAAATGTGTAATAGCCTCGTGGTGGCAATTTAGGGAATTTCCCAGTGTATTTAACCTCTTTCGTTGTTTCTTCCTTCTGCTCCACCGCCGGGAAGTCATGATATAAAATATTTAAATCAAACTTGCCGCCGTTGCCGGTTGAAACCTTGGCCGGAAACACGCCAGAGCTGGTATACTGCCATGCCATGAGGTCAGGCACGCTTGCAGGCTTGTAAGATTTGTTCGGCGTTGCCTTAAACGCCATGCGGTTATAGCCTTTGTAATAACGTGCAATCCACCAGTTTTTACAGTTAACTTTGTTTTTATCAATATGCTCCGCAAAGTATGATTTACCAGTGTAAACGCCGAATTTATACCCTCTTGACTCAACGACAGTCTGTGCCGCGTTGATGATTGATGCAATCATGCCTTTTGTCAGCTTAGCTTGTACTTTGTCCTCAATATCAAACCAAACGCCGTATTTAAAATGTTTCTTACTAATTTTGTCGAGGATGTCGCATACAAGTTTCATGTCTGACTTAGCTTTTGCCACTGTAGTAGCGTATGTGTAGTTATACACGCCCCATGGGATGCCTAACTCCTCACATTTTTTGTAGTTTGCCTCAAACTTCTTGTCTTTGCCTAAATCCTTGCGGATAATCTTAATGATTGCACCATCACAACCGTATTTCTTTACTTTCTTCCAGTCGATTGTGCCGTTGTATACCGACACGTCAATAATTTTCCTCTGTGTCATTTTCTCATCCTTTCCATCTCAGCACATATAAAATCTTCTGATTTCCGTTGATAATCCTATGTATCTTTTTGTATGCTCCGCCTGCTTTTTTAGTATTTGTACTAGCCTTTCCGGCATCCCACCACACCATTTTATTGCTCTCGTTTATCCCTGCGAAAATATTGGTATGCAGGCGGTAAAAGCAAATGTCTCCTGGTTTTAATTTGTTTTTATAATCCCGGGGTAATTTATTTACTTTTATCAATCTATATCGTTTTGATATAGCCGCTTTTGTTCCTGCGCCCTTATAGACAACTGTTCCGTTCCTGTTGCAATAAAACAGTTGTCCCGGTTTAAGGATACCTAATTGCTGTAGGCAATAGCATACATACGATGCACAATTACTTACCTTTTTCTTCTTTGCGCCTGCCCAGCTATTCGCCACATTCTGCGAGTATTTAAACTTTTTATCAACAAAATACTCTGCTGTTTCTCTTGCCTTGACGAGTAAAGACAATCTGTCCATTATCCCATCGCTCCTTTTAATTCGTTTGCAATGATTGCTGTGTATTCTTTTGCGTAATTTGCCGCCGCCGGTTTTAAATATGGCTGCGCCCTCTGACCGTTTGTGATATGCCACTGTCCCTTATCGTCCTGATAGGTCCATGGGGTCTTTCGTCCTCCCTTGTAATACACGCCAGTTCCTAACTCTACATAGGCGGCATATTCTTCGTTGCTACCTATTGTTTCCGTGAGATTTTCCAAGTCGGTCCGATGTGTAATACTGTTTCTCAACGCTCCCGTATCGACTGGGCAAAGGTCTTTTGCGTGCCCTTCTGCGGCGGCTCCTGCCTGTTCTAATGCCCTCGCAAGTGCCATGGTGGTCTTTAAAATTACTTCGTCTACATGACTTACAACATCAATATCCGCCATTATATTCGCCCCCTTTGCGTTGCTAACCATTCGTAATAGGTCATATCTTCTACGACTTCGTTTCTGCCCGTCTCTGGGTTTCTGACGCGTATCATTCGCGGTTGTGCCAGTTCGGCGGGCAGCGCAGTCCTCTGCGTACAACGACAGTTATAAACCTCCGCCGGAATTCCGCTTGGGTCTCCCGGATACATAAGACCGTTTGAGTATGCCATGTTAAATGGTACTTCCTCACCATCTAATGCTCTGTGACTGTCTCGTGTCCTCAAGTCCTTTGTTGCTGTCCAATGCTTAACTACATCAATTCCCATCTGGTAGGCTTCCTCGTATGCCGCCTGCCTGCCTCCATTCTGCGCTCCTGTGAATGCTGTGCGGGCGTTTCTAATCGCGGCAGTATGGTTCATACCTGTAACGTCTCGGAATCGCCCTGCGAGTTTTTTTATGCTGTCGCCCTGCAATATTCCTTGCAATAGTGCATTTTGCAATTTCTTCTTGTTCCAACGTACATCTTTGCTTTTTAGCACCCTTCGAGGCGGAAGAATCTTCTGTTTTCTGACCGTTAGTCGCTTAACTGTATGCTCATCAACCAAATTAAAAGCAATATCTCCAATCTCTTTTATCTGCTTATCAGGCATAAGAGATTTAATCATGTACGCCTCAAAGTTATGGTTAAGGGCAATCACAAGAGGGGTCTTCTCGTTGATGTACGCCGCGGCAATCTGGTTCGATTCTGCCAGCCTCCGCGCCATGTCCTCGCGCAGCGCTTCCCACCTCTGCCCTCTGCCATACTGATTTATCAGCCATGCTTTAAACTCTTTCTTGGTGTACTTTCCTGCCTGGTATGCCGCATATTCTTTGGCGTACCGGTGGGAAAACTGTTTAAAATAGTTTCTCGCTTTGCCGTCAAGTTCTTTTTCAGCCTGCTTATATACGTCTGTCAGTCGTTTTTCTAACTTTTGCAGTTCCTGCTCTGTCCACTTGTCGGATGGATACATGGTTATTCGTCCCCTTCCGGGTTATCTTCCAGAGTATCTGGTTCAGATGGCTCTGTGTAGCGGTTATATGATTCTTCGTCTAACTTTGCCAAAATGTCCGGCACTTCCTCTGGTGTAACAAACGGTAATTTTTTCAGAATGGTTTCTTCGTCCAGATAATTAGCCGCCTCAAGAATCATATCTGTACGCTCTTTCTCGTTGCTGATTCTGTTCCGCTTAAATTGCGGCTCGTCATCAATCCCTGCAAGCTCCAGAATCTTCTCAATCGCATCGCCCACGAAGTACTCAAAATCATCTGCATTATCGTCTAATGGTTGATATGCCGCGTCGATATGGTCGTTTGTTGCTCCGGCGGCTATGGCGTGTACATCTAACGCCCCGAAGTCCTCATAAATTTCTGAGCGCATCTGCGTGAGAAACTCTTTTCTGGCGGTATATGGTGGCTCTTGCGTGTATGTCTGTACCTGCCCTTCCTCGGCCTTTGCGATGTGCTGGAACTTGAGTCGGTCTCTAAATTCCGCCAACTCGTCGTCTGTCATACCGTCAGCATTAGAGATGAGCCAGTACATCTGTGCACAGTCGTCCAGATCATTGGCAAACCCGGATTGCACCGCGTCGTAGGCATCAATCTTCGACTGCATTCCCCTCAGGGTGCTTATATGCCTTTTATTGCCAAACATCGGTACAATAGGGAGACTGCTATAATTTTCTTCTCCGATAATTTCGGGTTCTAAATTATTAGCAACTTCCACCCTTTGCCTGTATGCCCGTTTGGGAGCGGTCTCTTTTAATTCTCCAAATTTACTCTCTGCGCTGTAGGTTGTATATCCATCTACTTCGTATAGCACGACCTTAAACGGTTTCTGCTCGTCCAGTTGCCAGAATCTTATGCCTGCCATCAACGCTCCTGTGTCCTCGTCCCACATCGGGGCGAACTGCGTAAAAGGAAATTCGTGCACGTGATCTACATTCCAAAACAAGAAGGACTGACCGTGAATTAATGCATTGTAAGCCGCCTCTTTGATTCTCCTGTCAAACTGTTTGCCCAGTTTATCCTTGACACTCATGTCATTAAAAAAGACGCCATTTCCTAGACTGTACGAACAACGCTGTGTATTTAATTTGTGAAAGAAATTAGAACATATCTGTGCGTTAGACGAAAAATTATCTATCTTTTTTTGACCCAGCAGAGTGTAATAAACACGCTGAAACTGTAAAATAGTTTCGTTTTCCTGTGCGTCATACTTATCTGCTTTTAACGCCTCTTTATATGCTCCTGTACTCTCGTGGAATTTTATAAACTGATTTATAAATTGCCCTTTGTCTTTTGCGGCAACAAAATCTTGATATGATAGATACATTATTATCACCCTAGAATTGATTTGTATTGTCTTGTTCGGCTGCGCTTGACGAGTTTTAATGTTTTTACAAGATACCTGATAGCATCCATCGCGTGGTCTGACTGTTTGATAACTGCGTCCCTGCCCTTATCCGCCGCGGTTGGGTCCCATGCATAGATGCCAAATTCCTCAATCGTGTGTGTGCAAGACGGGTCAAACGATAATTTGTCTTGTGTCAGCATTGTCTCAACATCTGCTATCCCATCGTTAACAGTGTTATCCGCCTTTTTGACCTTATGCCCTCTACTGCGTAGCTCCACAATGAGAGCGGCAGCGGATGGGTCAACAATGACTAAATCATCTTTCTGCCCGTTTAGCGTGTCCTCTAGTCCTTTTACTAGCTCACTGACTGACTTCATGCGGTTGTTTTCTCTGCCTGAATAGTAGTACTCTTTTATGCAATGCCAGTTACCGGTATCTACTCTTTTCTGCCAGACGAGGAATACGGTAGCGTTCTGCATACCAAAGTCGGAGCTAACAATTATCTCTCCGCTAGTCTCTGCTTTGCAAACGTGTCTTGTCTCCGAAAACATATCGTACACAAGACCTTCTGCCACCGCCCAGTTGCCTAGTATGTAGCGTTGGTACCTGTGTGTCCCGGAGTACTCTTTTATTAACTCATCCACTACCGCCGGAGGCAGGCAGCCATCGTGTATGTTGTACGCCTGCTGGAATATATCTGCATCGGAATCCAGAAAGCCTTTGAACCAGTGTTTCGGTCCCGCCGGGTTGCACGTCCCATCAAAATGACTGTGCGACGTTCTGAGACGAGATTTTAACATCTCGAAAACTTCTTGGTTCCACGTCGTCACCTCATCGCCATAGGCGTACTCGATTGTTGCCCCCTGTATCCTTGCAACGTGCTTCTTGTTGTCAGCACCTAGTGCATATACCTTTTTGCCAAATAGCTGTACTGTGTTGTCGCTCCGTATCTCACCAACTAGCTTTTCTCCCCAAATCTCTCGCATGGGGTCAAGTATGTTACGTTGTAGCGTGCCTCTGGTGTTTCCCAACATCACAGCCAGCCCTAATCCTTTTAGGTGTGTCAGGCGTTGAGGAATTACGACTGCGTAATCCACAAAGGATTTCCCGGAGCCTGTTGCTCCGGTCTTTACGTTCCAACGATGATTACAGCCTTGCAGGTATTCTGCCTGCTTGCTAGTCAATGGCACTATCGACACCCCCAAGGATTTCAATAGCTTTCGCCAGTGCTTTGTCGCTTGCACTCTCTGACTGCGGCTTATCACGCCACTGTTCTGGTTTTCTGTTCTTCAACCAAAATATCTGTGCTGTTGTGTCCGGTGGAATATGCTTCTTTGTTACTTTTCGCTCCGTCATTACTCCACCTTCGTACTTTTCGCTCGTCTCCTCGTAGCTGTACCCTAGTGCCCGTTGTAACAGGCTTTTTTCTACCTGCCTATCCACAACATCTTTTCCCTTTTTTAAGGTATCGGCTAAAATTGGAAATTTTTTCTTCCATGTATATAAGGTATCTGGGTTAATACCGATGTTTGCTGCGATCTCTTTATCTGTGCATCCATCTCGTGCCCATCCCTCTAGCTTAAGCAACCCTTCTTGGGTCAGCCACTCCTGGTATTTACTTATCCCATTTTGGGGTCACCTCCTAAATACAACCATAACCCCGTAATGAATTGTTTACGGGGTTATATGAAAGGAAAGAAAATATGGAAAAAATCGTTTACACCAGTTGCATAGCGCAACTAGATACAAGTATAAGGAATTGCACCTTAACAGCC